GCTTTGCCTTGCTCTTGCCCTAGTGTTACTAAACGTAGAAGTAGGTGTTACTGAAATTGTTTGTAAAGTAGATAAACTTTCTAAAGGGTAATTTCTACCTTTAATAACAAAGCTTACTGTATTGCCTGTATCACTAGAACCCCTGTATTCTAAATCTGGAATTAATTTAGATATAAACATAAAGCTTTCTCCATCAGGGTCTAAATCAAAATCAGAAGATTCTATATATGATGTAAATGAAGAGCCGTCTGCACTATGCCCGAACTCATGGTCATAAATATAATTAGTATCAGTAGTATCTAGTTTACCTGTTGCTAGTGGATAATTTGTAATCTGTGAAGGATTCCAAGCTGTTCTTGTAAAGCCGTCATCCGTTGTACCTATACTCCAAGATTGCTCCAGATAATTGTAAATAACATACCTATTTACTTCTGTAGAATCGGCACTTGGATAAAACCAAATAATTTCATTATGATCTGGTATCGGTGCAGCAAAAACTTTATACGACTGTTCTTTATTAAAGTCACTAAATATATAGTCTAATACAGTACAAGGAAGTCTTTGCGCTGAACCAGCATATTGATAAAAGGCTCCTTGATCCATAAAATAAACCACGTTCCCTGCAGTTGCAGCCGCGTTAGGCGAAATTAACGACATTCCTGTAGCCATTTCATTAAAACTGAATATAAATGGAGCGCCTACAAAGCGCATAGAAACTATTCCTACATCAGTCCATATTAATATTTCTTGTCTGGTTTTAAGTGCGCCAATAATAGTGCTACCTGTCGATAACTGCACACCACCTGCTGAGTTAGTTGCTGTAGGTGTCCAATCAACTGCACTTTCTGCATCAGAGAATCTTACTAATAATGGGTCTATTGTTGATGAACCGATAGCATTACATCCAAAAGCTATAACGTGGCGGTCAACATCTGACATCATAATCTGAAATACTGCTGTTGGCACATTGCTAGCACCTGCCATACCGCTTGCTGCTACTGCCCTTGTAGACACGCCTGATGACTCATCCCAATAATATAACGCGCCATTACGAGGAGCAGCAATAATATCATCACCAAAGTTATCAATACTCCATAAGCGCAATTGATTTGTTAAAGAAAGAGTAGGTGCTTGTCCCCATCCTGATGCACCCCATGTTCCAGAACCGAATCCGCTTGCTGAGACATAAACATCTAAGCCTATACTTAGTTGATATGCGGCTACAACACTAGAACCACCATTACCTGTATCTGAAGAATTGGCTAAAACTTCATCTCCTGAAGTATCTTTAGCCTCTATAGTAAAAGCATTTGCACTTACGATAGATGCTATTTCATATTCTTGATTTAAAACAGCAGCAATAATATTACCGCCTAAACTAGCAGCACCACTAAAAGTTACAAAATCTCCCTTAACAGCACCATGACCATTCTCGGTAACTGTTATAGTTGCATCATCATTGCCTACTTTTGCAAAAGTTGCATCGCCTGAACCAGCAGTTAATCTAATAGGTGTTATATCGTTAAATCCTGTTCCCTCCTGTGCGTATAATTTTTTATGCGTACCTAGAATATTATACAAAGATTGACCTGCGTCTTTGTAAGTATGTATTTTTCTACAAGTTCCTGTAAAAGAGTTAGGCGAATTTTTTGACCAGCCACCTATTCTTTCTGGTCGTCCTTTTCTAAACCTAACTTTATCAGCGTCATACCAACCACCTTCATTAGAGTAATTTGTACCCTCTTTGTCGATACCAGCTTTAAATTGAAACTTGGCAAATGGCATTAAACATCACTCCAATCTTTACCCTCAAATAAAAGAGCCTCTGCCTCTCTTCTTCTAATTAGTCCTTTAAGTGTTTGTCCTCCTGCCTTGTTCCAACGCTTTATTTGACTTGGTATAAGGTGATAGTCGCCCGCATTTAATAATTTTAATAAGGTTGATTCTTTTAAATTAGTTGGTCCCAAGTTATAAACCCACGCACATAAAGCATCATATTGACACTGCTTTAGTGGCGCAGAAACCATATTATTAATATAACCTTCATACTCAGGCATTTCTTCTTCTAGCATTATTTCTGCCATATCTTGTGTAATTTCATCTCCTTCTTCAACGCCTTTAGTATGCCCAAAACCGATTGTCCAAACACCTACAGAGTCTTGATAAGCTTTCAATTCACACCCCTCAAACTTCTTTATCAAAGATATTCCTTCTTGTGATATATTCATTTTTTCTCCCTTAATCTACCTTTTTCAGGCTCTTCATCTTCTTTATCGTAATCTCTATAAAACTTAATAATACCTAATACTTCTTTAATATATCTTGTAATATCAGCCATATCCATACTTAAATGTTCATATTCTTTACTAGATAGAGTGTAAAATGCTCTTTTTGGTGCTTCGCCTTTTTCCAAATTATCTAAATATAACTTCATACTATCTGGTGTAAGTATTTCCCAATCAACAGGATCAAGCTGAACTTCCATTGGCAAAGGCGGATGATACATGGGTGGTCTTTCTGCTATTGTAGTTACAGATACAGGCTTTACCCTTTCACCCATCATGGAACAACCTGAAGCTAATAAAGCTAAACTAACTATTAGTGCTGTCTTCTTCATCAAACTGATTAGGGTCTGTTAATTTTTCTAAATTCTCTAAAACTCTTTTGGAAGCTCTGTTTATTTTACCTTGCATTAACTCTGGTTTAGCTAAAGTTAGTTCATCTAAATCGTGTTTTGCAAATGTTTTTCTTAGTTTATTTACATCACGCATAGCGTCTTGTTTTTGTTTTTCTAAGTTAATCATAAGATTTTGAGTCTGTTTTTGTTTAGCCAATGCTGCCTCTATAGCTTCATTTTGTTCCTGTATCTTAGTTTCCAAAACAAGCTGATTACCTTTTAAAACACCTATTTTATCTTGTAGATTTTCTATCCAGAAAGCTGAACCAGCAATTGTAGCTACTAATAAGCCTCCCATAATTAAACCTATTTTCATAGCTAATTAGCTAAAGGATTTCCGCTACTATCTTCTAATTTAGATATATCTTCTTCTGCTTTTCTCATCGCTACAGACAAACCTTCTATTTGTGCTTTCAAAGTGCTAACAGTAGAAGCCTGTGCTTTTAATGAAACATTAATTCCCTCATCAATGGATTTATTAATATAGTCAACTGAAGTTTCTATACTTGCAAATCTTTGTTCTATTGCTTGTTGAGCGTCTTCTGTCTCTCCCAGTCCACCTATTTTCTTCTCTAGGTTCTCTAGTCTATTAACATAGCCTGCTCCCGCGTATCCAAAGCCTGCTAATGTGCTTACAATAGTTGCCAAAGCTATGAGTTGTCCTGCTTTTGATTTAAACCATTCCATATTCTTCTCCTATAAATTAGGTTGTTGTCCTATCATAACATTCATTAAACTTATATTATCCCCCGCTAATCCATAAAAAGCACTTATATTATCACTCATACTTATATCGTTATAAATATCTCTAGATTGATACCAATTTTCTTGTTTGGGTATTTCATAATCTTTATAGGTTTCAAACGCAGGTACATATCCTAAAAAAGCAACTAAAGTTGTTTGATCGGCATATTGTCCTGTTTCTTCTTGTTCACTTTCTGCCTGTTCCTGTTGCTCTTTTATATTATTGGCAATAATTTGGTCAGCTATTTGGTCAGCTTCGCTTGCTGTCATAACACCTGAAACTGCTGTATCTATTTGCCCTTGCATATCTGATACTTGCACATCAGCCATAACTACTTGCGGATTATTGTCTAGTGTAGGCATTGGAGTTATAACTGTTGTTACATTACTCACTGAGCCAGTATCTGCATTTAAAGACAATACAGTGTTAGTCTGCACTGTAGCTGAAGTAAATTGGTCTGATAAACTTGGTGAACTACTTGTGCTAAATCCACCACCAGTAGAAGATGAAGTGGCGGCAGAGACAGATGAGGAATTATTTAATGTTCCCCCACCGCCACTTCCTGTACTAGAACCATATCCAGCAGAACCAGATGTTATGTTTGCTGTAGTGCCGCTTATGCTGTTTGTTGCTGATTGTATGGTGCTTGCAATAACACTCAAAGCAGTTTCCATACTAATAGAACTTTTCTCTTCTGTTTCTTCTGCTAATAATTCTTCTGCTTCTTCTGCTTCTATTAATTCTTCTTCAGCTTCTGCTATAGCTTCTTCTAAGTCTTCAAATACTTCTTCTACTACTTCTTCCTCAAAGATTTCTTCTTCAAACTCTTCTTCGGGGTTTTCTTCATGGGCGAGTCTTTCTTCTTCAAACTCTTCTTCGGTTTCTTCTTCAAACCATTCATCCAATTCTTCAATCGTGTCGAAAGTTTCTGTAAATAATTCTTCTTCATGCCTAAAGTCCTCCTCTAAAATTAAATCTAACTCATATATGTCCACTAATTCTTCAGCATCAAAAATATCAATTGTATCTACGGCTTCTGGTAAATACTCAGATTCAAACACAGGTTCAAAAAATATTTCCTCATAAACAGCTATTTCACTTGATTCAAATATTTCAATAAATGGGTCGTCTATTAAATAAGTTTCATTTTCCCAACCTAAATTATCCTCAAACCATATTACTTCTTCAACTCCATAAGTTTCTTCGTAAACTAGCTCCTCATAACAATAACTGGGGTTATCTATACAATCATCTGAGTAATCACCCATCCCAAATAAATCTTCTTCCCAATATAAATCTTCTTCGTAATAGTTGCCTGTGCTGTAGTCTGGTTCATCGTAACCATAATCAAATATTTCTGGTTCGTAATAAGCTACTGATTCTTGAAAACTATATCCTGCACAACTAGGTGAATACTGTGGGTCTTGGTCACACTCGTAATCAAATAAAGCTACTTCATACCCACTACAACTACTATCGCTTAAAGGATTGTCAGCACAAGCTGAATTATCTGAACCATTACCATATAAAGAACCGCCACTTTCTAGCAAAGCATTATAAGAATTACTACTAGAGTTCCAATTATATGCAACACAGGTGCTTAAATTGGTAGTTCCAGTGCTACATTCATCGTGATACAGGTAGGTGTAAAGCTCTGCTGTGCTTCCCTGTTCACCAATTAACACATCGTGGTTAGTGATATTTAAAGCGCCGTATCTAAATTCATAAGTATCATTAGTCCAAAGAATAACCTCAAAGCTATTATCGGTGTTGTTTCTTCCGTATTCCTTCATGTCGTACCAACCAAAAACTGCTTTATCACTGAAGTTTTTAGCCAACATTTTAGAGCCATTATCCCTTATTAAATCTGTATAAAACGCATAAAGTGTGTATGTAGTGTGTGGCAACGGATCAGGAGTATAGTCTCCACAATAGTTGTTGTAATTTACTGAGCCTGTCCCCAAACCAAAATGAAGACATCCATTAGTAGCCATTCTTGCAGAGGTAAAATCTTCTCCATAAAAATCAAAAGTAAAATCTAAGTTAAAAGCAGAAGATAATTGGTCGTCACCAGCGTTTAAGCTAGTAGTTCCAGATTCACCAGTTAAATTAATAAGATTTTGGTTAGCTTCATAAATGTAATCAGCTTTGATCTGATTTACACCTAACGCAAAAACACCAGCTAAAATTAAACTGGCTGCAAAACACCAAGTCAGACCTCTATCCTGACTCTTATGTGGCATTTCTCCACTCTCGCTTACATTGTCTGGTAGTTTTAGTGCTTTTAGTTAAAACCTTTCTCACTCCACTCACAATATCTTTGTTGTAGCCAGTATCATTAGGATTTAAGCCTTTCTTACATTGCTCAATCCAATTAGCTTTATATTCTTTAGCATCAGGTCTTTTGGCAGGGTTAGACTTCCATCCGTCTGAAGCATCTTTACCAATTTTGCCCATATACGGACAGGGAGTTCCTGCCATTTCCATAGCCTGAAACACTCTTTCATCTTGGCAAAGTATAGATACTGCTGCTACCTTCATTCCCATATCGTAGATGTACTTACTTAGCTTTAACCTTTCACAATTCTCATCTCTAACTGTTCTACCACCAGAGATACCGAATACTTGACCTTGAAAAGCTCCTGAGCGACCAGTCGTGCAGAGGTCTTGCGAATACGACATTATGCTTGGTGCTATAGCTGAAGCAGGAGGTGCTTCGCTTTTTATTTCCTGCTTTATAGTCTGCGTAGAATTACTTTGATTAATGTTTGTATTTGTATTATTCGCAGTTGTATTATTTTCGTTCACGTTTCGATTATCAGTAGTCACATTCGATTCAGATGTAGAGCTATTAACATTCGTATTCGTATTATTGGCTGTCGAATTTGATGTGCTATTACTCGTATTCACATTCGTATTTGTATTACTCGAAGTTGTTGAATTAGTCACATTTTGATTCACAGTTGAATTAACAGTCGAATTTGAAGTCGAAGTCGAAGTATTTACATTTGTATTTGTATTCGCATTCGTATTATTCGTAGTTGCTGTCGTTGTCGCTGTCGAAGTCGAAGTATTTACATTTGTATTCGCATTTGTGTTCGTATTCACATTTGTATTCGAGTTTGTTGCGGTTGAAGTTGTAGTAGTGGTGTTCGTATTTGTATTGTTGTTCGTATTTGTGTTTGTATTGTTGTTCGTATTTGTGTTTGTGTTTGTGTTTGTAGTAGTCGTAGTGTTGGTCGTACTCAAATTATTATTTTCACAATATTGTGTGCCATTAGCACAGCCAGTTCCAGTTTGGTCAGGTGCATCAGCATAAATATTGAGACTTAATAAAGCTATCCCAAAAACCATTGACTGGTAAATCTTCTTTTCCATATTTATATAACGGGTTGATATGCGTTGTTATTTATTAAAATTTCCTTATTTTTTAAATGTTCAACTTCTATAGCTTCTTTACTTTGTCCATAGTAAGCAACACCCAAATGCTTGCTTATCATCGCTTCATTCAAATTGGTATTATCGACTATTAATTCGCCTAATATCCTGCCAAACTTACCTTTAGCGTCTTTCTTAGTGCGTATGATAATATTTTCTGCAGATTCAACTTTGTCAACAATATAGCTTTTTGCAAGCAAACCTCTAGCTTTTTCGTCTTTATCTCTGGTTCTTGATTCAGGTGTATCTATTCCGTAAAGCCTTACTCTTGCTTTATGAAATATTTTAAACCCTAAGTCAATAGTCACGTCTACAGTATCACCATCGACAACTCTTTCTATTGAACACCTGTATTCATACATTATTTTTTATCTTCGCCTTTAAATGATTTACTCGAACCTGACGTTCCTGCGTAGAGTCCAAACCATGCAGCACCTGCACCTACAATAACTGAAATTAAACCAGACTGTTCAAATGATGGTTCTGCCAATTCCATGAACCACATCACAGTATAATAAAGAAGGAAAATATAAACAGTTAAAAAAGCTCTAGGAAATATCCTCCAACTATCTACTGCTTGTGCTAAGAATATCCATCTTTGATGAGGGTTTTTAGTGCCTTCATCTTCTAATTCTCTTATGCGGTCTTTTAATTTTGATTGTTCTTGTAGCAAATCCATAAACTTGCTCAAGTCCATTTCTACTTCGTTACGATCCATGTCACCCACAAATCTATCTCTATCACTCATAATCTTTCCTATATAAATTTTGCAATTACAACTGTAGCCACTATGAACGGATAAACCGCCCATAGCATAGTTTCTAATTTATCAAATCTTTTAGAGCCATCTTCTAGCCTAGAATCAATACTTTTATAGAGCGCTTTGCACTCTCTTTCGTGTGCTTCGATGGCTGCTAAAGCATCTTTAGCAGTTGCCATTATTCTTTAGGCGTTTCTTCTTTTGCTTTACCAATATTTAATGCACATACATCAATAATCTTATAAAGCTTACCTATAAATTTGTCGTCTTTTGGTGTGGGTGTTAAAGCTGCTATTGCTGATGCAATTGTAACTATTAAACTTATTATAACCCCTATCATTATCAACATAATTTTCTCCTATTTATTTTCGCCTTCTTCCATAACCTCTTTAGACGCTTCTGCGAAGGCTTGGTTAAAAACTTGTTGTGCTGCTTTTATTTGGTCTAATTGAAAGGTAAGTTGCTTTTCTTTAGATGCTAAATCAGTTAATTGTGCTTTTATGTATTTCTGTTTTTCTGTAAGGTCTTTTGTTTCAAAAGATTCAGTCTTGTCTTTAGTGTCAGTCATACTTATCCTTCTAATGTTGTTATTCTCGCCTCTGCTGCTGTTAATTTAGCAGAAAGTTCTTGAACTGCTTTAATAAGGGGGTGTATAAACATTTCTTGAGAAATACCTTGCATACCATCAGCTCCTGTAATTTGTTTTGCTGGTCGCTTTAGATCACCAACACTTTTACCTTCTGGTATTTTTCCTCCTTCTATATACCTTAACTCTCTTTGGTCAACATCTTGTATATCCCAACCACCAAAATCAGTTATATTATGCTTATCTAATGCAGCTTTAACTTCTTGTGCAATTAACCCATACATTTTATTACCACCATTATTAGGTGTATCGTCATCTGGATCATAAGTAGGCATACTAGAATCAAGTTCTGACTTAGCTTTAAACTTAAAAGTTACAGGTCGTAAGTCATTAATAAAATCTAAACCACAATCAGTATTGTCTTGAATATCTTTTTTAAACCTTTGGTCAGAAACTCTTGTCCAAGAAGCATTAGTATCAAACTTATTATAGACTCTATCATCTCCTGTACCTTTACCAAATGAGAAGTAGTTAGTTCCTATACCATCAAAACTATTAAGACCTATAGCTATACTATTTTCTGTTGTTCCAGAAGATGAGGTATTACAGGCTGGACCTATTGCTATATTCCGATCTCCAGTAGTTAATTGACTACCAGCAAACCAACCTAAACATACATTAGAATCTGAACTTGTGCCGTTTAAGAATGAAGCATAGCCTAGAGCAACATTTTCTGCTCCAGTAGCTACATATCCACATGAACTACCTAGATAAGTGTTTTGACTTTGAGTAGTCAGAGCATCACCAGCACTCTGTCCCAAGACTGTGTTATAACTTCCTGTTGTAATTTTACTGCCACTTGTCCAACCGATAGCCGTGTTGTAATCCCCTGTTGTTATAGCATCAAGAGCTAATACTCCAAGACCCACATTGTATTGTGCTGTGTCTGTAGTAGCATTAGGATCAGCACCTAGCCAAATAGAACTGTTTTCCACCAAACCTGTTAAACCAGTTATACCGCCACTAGCAGCATCTTCCCAAGCTACACCACTTCCTGTTGAAGTTAGAACTTGTCCATCACTACCTTGTCCGCCATTAACTTTGTAGTTAACTGCATCTACAATATCTTTAACTATTAAACTATCTGCAGATTCATCCCACAACATATACTTACTAGCTGTAGCACCAAATAATTTAACGTCATAACCAGTATCATCTACACCAACTGTAACTGTACTATTAAATTGAGAGGCTCCAGAAAAAGTAGTCTTGCTGTTTTCATCAACAGCAAATGCAGTATTAGAACCTACTGTGCTGCCTACACCAACAACTAAATCATCTGCTGAGTCATCGAGTGCAATATGGAAATCTTGTGCATTACCATCAAAAATTAATGCTGTATCAACAGCAGCAGCATCTCCTAAAGTAACTGTGTCATCAGTTACAGTTATTATATTGTTAGTGCCTACTGTAGAGCCTTCACCTATAACTAATTTATCTGCTGAGTCATCTAAACCAATATAAAAATCTTTAGCATTTCCATCATAAACAATCTTAGTATCAACTGCTGCTCCATCACCAATAGTTACAGAATCATCTGTCAAAGTAAGAATTGTATTTGTTCCAAGAGTTGAACCATCTCCAATAACTAAGGTATCAGCACTGTCATCAAGACCAATATAAAAATCTTTAGCATTACCATCAAATACTATTTTAGTATCTTCTGCTCCTGCATCTCCTATTGTAAGTGTAGGAGTTGTGCCTTTTAAAGCCATAGTTTGAGCAACAATATCACCTGTAGTAGATGAGGCTGCTTGTCCTACACCAATAGATTGAGCAAACTTAATGTCTTGGTTTTCATCAATTTCAATGGCAGGAGTAGTTCCTACTGCTGAACCAAGACCTATAACTAAGTCATCTGCACTATCGTCTAGTCCGATGTAAAAATCCTGTGCATTGCCATCAAATACTAATTTAGTATCTTCTGCTGTAGCATCTCCTATGGTTATAGATGGTCCTTTGATTAACAATGAATCAGTTATTTGTAAATCTGTTAAAGCATCAGTAACTGCTGCTCCACTGCCTGCTCCATCTAAATAAACTATTCCTACTTTGCCATTAGCAATAGTAACTGTTGCTCCTGTGCCTTGCTTAATAATAATGTTGTAAGGTCCAGAACTACCAGAGTCTCCAGTTGCATTTTCTATTATATGTACTCTTTTTAGAGTGTTTGGACCTATAGTTATAGTGCAATCAGAATCGAGATTACCTGTATATTTGATATAGATAGCTCTTGCTTCATCAGCAGAACCATCAGCCACTGTAGACGCATGAGTATCGGCATTAGTGGTTATAGCCTCCGTGCCATAACCTAATGCTTCTCCAACTAACTCTAAATTAGTATTGGTGCTTGTACCCCAAGTTCCTGACTCATCACCTGTGGTAATTTCTTTAAGTCTTAAATTATTTACATATGTTGCCATATTTTGTCTCCATTATGATTATAGTATCTTTTATCATTGTAGTTAAGCTACTTCCTCCCAGTTAGGAGTTTGTGAAGTATTTATTGTTGAATAGCTGGGAGATTGAGAAGTATCTATTAGTCCCCAAATATTAACACCTGTTTGTCCTAATGTACCAACTATAGACTCTCCTGTTATATCTACCCCTGCTGCTGCAGCTACAGATTCTGTACCAACAGCGCCTGTTGCAGCCTGTCCAGTAATAGGCAATATATTATTACTAATAATACTTTCATCACCTATATTTCCTGTAGAAGTAACTGCTGTTACGCCAACAATAGCTACTGCTTGAACAGCCATTGTGCCAACAGCACCAGAACTTGATTGTCCAGTTACTGATAAAACATTAACAGTAACTAATGATTCTGTACCTAATGCGGTTGTTCCTACAACTCCTGTTTCAGCGACATTAGCTACACCTGTAACTGTTTCGGAGCCTAAAGCTGTAGTTCCTGCTACGCCTGTTATAGCAACAGGAACAGGATTACCCCATGTGCTTGATCCCCAAGTGGATCGACCCCATCCAGTTACAGCAGCCATTTGCTAGTATTAAGCTATTCTTATGATAGCATTTGAGGCATCTGCTGTTGGAAATTGTATAGTAAATGCACCTGCCGTAGAGGTTTTATCCCCTCCAAAGTCAAACACAGCAACTGCTGGGTCTCCAGAAGCAGAATCATTAAAAATCATACAACCTCTAGCAGTAATTGTTGCTGTGCCAAAGGTTAAGTCTGCAAAATCAGTAAACGCAGTTGTACCAGAAGATGAAGGGTCAACGCGCGTTAAACTAGCGCCTTTCGCAGTATAGTTCGTACCTGATGCTTCTTGGCTAGTAGTATAAGCTGTAGTAGAAGCGCTCATAGTAGCTGAGCTAGTGTACAAAGCTAAGTTAAAGGTGCTTCCACCAGAGTTTTTAAAGTTATGCACCCCTTCTAATAGTTCTACCTTAAAAGATGTACACATTGCTTGAGTTATTGCCATTATATTCTCCTTATAATATTTGCTAAGTCTTTATGACCTTGTTTCTCTAATTCATTACAAATTGTGCAGATGTGGTTATTTATGCCTTCTCTAACATAAAATGTAATTATTGCTTGAATCCTACTTTTAAAAGCATCAGCTTGTGCTTTTACCATTGGGTCTGCATTTTCGCTAGTAGATACAATTTTATCCACTGCCATTGCTGCAAGTTCCTCTGGCGTATGACCTCTATTTTGTCTAGTTGTAACCCCTAAGTTACCTAAACTTATTTCAAATTTATCCGTTTGCATTAATACTTATTTGGTTCTACTAAGTTTAAATCTTTTCTATTTATTATGCCAACAGGTTTTTTTTGTTCCTCTAATTCAACATCAGATAAATTACAGACTTTAAAACCAGCGCCATTTTGATACGCAACTTTAGGATTGTTCAATCTATGGTATCCGTAAAGCTTTTCTTCTATCCCAATATCTGTGTCTAACAATGAAGAACGAGGCGCTATTCCTAATTTAATTCCAGCATTTATACATTTAGATAACCAAAATTCAACACATGATCTTCCCGCTTCTGCAAAGTGCATATTGGTTTTATAAGTAAAATCTACACCAAAAATAGATATACAAGAGACTTTCCCCCATAAAGCATAAGCTATTGAATATGCAACTGTATTATTAAAATAAGCACAATCTAAATCTTTAACAATATCTTCTAAAGGATACTCAAGCGCCATAGGTACTCTTTCGTCTTTTTCACAAGTATAAATAGGATAATCAGCTTCTGGCAATCTTGCTCTCATCATTTCTGTCATTGAGCCAGCATCTTCTGTATCCAAAAAACGACTCATAGGGTCTAATATAAATGCCCTGTCTATACGAGGTAAAACTCCTATCATGGCGTTTATTGCCCATATCTCATCAAATTCGACACTATGTATTTGTGATAAATGAAAATCTATTTGACTTTGACCCATAGCAACTATGGCAATATTTTTGCCACTTAACATCTTTGGAGCTTTTTCTGATTCTTCTGTCATTATGACCTTTGAACTCTTACAACATCATCTCTGTAAGTATCAACTGTATTGTCTCCTTCTCCAAGATTTTTTAATCTTGCTAAAGCCTCATAAAATCTTTTTTCATAAGTTGCCATTAAGTCAGGGTCTCCCTTCATATATACATAAGACTCAAGCAAAGTTCCATACAATAAAGCATTAGTTGCATTCGTTGATAGCCAAGTTGTTCCGCTATCTTCTCCTGCTGTTATTGAATTGGGTCTGTAAAAGTAATGTAATTCGACTGTATAACCGCTATTGGGTGTTGGTCCAATTATAAAGGTAGTATCATCAAACAAAGCATAATGTTTTGGCAATCCTGTCGTACCATCATTGGGATACGCTTCTCTAATAAAGTTCACATCTTTATATAATAAAAATGTTTGTGATCCTGAATTTACATAAGACAAAGAAAAATTATCTAAAAAATCCGATGGTGTAGCAAGATACTCATTGCCAGAAGTTAAAGTACCAGTAACATTTTTCCTAAAAACTGGCAGATTAATTGTTTTTAATATTCTTTCTTCTGCTTGTTTTATAAGAGTAGGTAAATCAGAAACAAAAGTGGTTTCTGTATTTTGTAAATAATTCTGTACCAAACTTTTTAATTGTGTATAAGTCATCCTATGCTCACTGTTATTTTACCAACCTTACCTTCCATTTTTGTATTCATAGTGCTAGAACCAAAAACATCAACACCACCCCCTATCGGGTCAA